GTAGTCAACAACGTTCTGCATATACGGAGACATATAAGCGGAAGTAGCATTGGGGTTTGTAGCCTGATTAGCGAACTGTTGACCAGCACCTGCAGCTTGCATACCTAAACCAGCTTGACCCATACCGGACATTCCAGCAAGACCAGAAGCTTGTCCAAACTGCCCAGGGACTTGCATGTTTGCAACTGATTGTTGCGCCTGTTGTTGTAGTGGAGAGAAGCTAGCTACGTAGTCATTAGGGTTTGAACTATACGCTTGATAAGGGCGGAAGGTCGTCATGTCGTCGTTATAGATCTGCGATTGTGCAGATGACAACATATTCTCTACATACGGTTTTACGTATTCAGGTAGGTTAGAAGTATTAGTAGTAGATGTAGTTGGAGCACTGACCACCACCGCCACCACCAAAACCTAATTGGATAGGTAGGAAAAACGATTTCCAAAAGTTTAAAAAGTTCATAATTTTGTTTCCACTAAAATAGCACGTTCTTCAAATCCAAAGCGTTTCCATAAGCGTGCAATTGATTCTTTTGCAACACCCTGAATTTTTGTAGCGCCATTGGCTTTACATATACCTGACAACTGTTTAAATGTATCTTCGCTTGATACTAACTTACCACCTATTGCTGTAACAAAAGCAACCCGAGAATTAGGGTAGTTAATGAACTCAACAGTAGCGGCACCATGAATAGTTTTATCTTCGTCCACAGCCACTATCAACATCCACTGCCCAGTAACTAGATACACTTTAATCTGCTCGGTAGTGTATTCAACATCATCAAACTTCTCTTCAGCACTTTTAATAAACGGCTCTACCATAGACCAAGTCTGGTGTACAAATGCAGGGCTTACTGTCTGAAGCATTAATTTCATGCTGGTAAATCCTTAGCGGCTTTAGAGTTAACTGCAAACTTACCTTTACCCATAGACTTTTTACGTTTAGCTTGTACCCGTTCCATCATTGCATAAAGGCGCTTAGCCCCTGCATCTGTAGAGCCATTACCTAATTCTGACACAATACGGGCAGGTACTACAAACTCACCATCAGCAAGACGTGCAGGTTGATGTCCACCAATAGTAGCAGGGATATTATCCGATACACCGTCACCAGGACCTTTAAGTAAACGACCACCATCTGAGTAGCTACCCAAATCAGTAATACCACCATCCGCCATTGTTACACCAGCAAATTGGTTATTCATAGTAACTTCTGCACTAGCTGGCATTTGTGTGGGGGTAGCAAAGTTAGTACGTTCTTGTTGGCTTTGTGGGTACATATTAGTAGCACCGCCTTCAGCGTTTTGGGTCATACGTTCTACAGGGCCAGTTGGTCCGCCGTTGGCTAAACGCATAATACCGCCTTCAGCTGCATAAGTTGCTTGGTAGTATGGGTTAGGGCGAACAGGCTCTTGTGCGTAGAAGTTAGAAGAGATACGCTTTAATTTGCTTTGTTCTTCTGGAGTAGTAGCAACGCCTTGTTGGTCATCCCCGACTAATCCAAGAGCAGGTAGGGCTTGAATTCCAGCCTTTTGAATAAAGCTATCTTTAGGAAGACTTGAGTAATATGACTCAGGAGCACCTACAGTACGACTTGCACCACCACGAGCTGCTGCTTCTGTATTAAACATCTGTTGGGTAGTAGCTTGACCACCTGCCGCTGGGACTGGAGCTGGGGTTCCCGCAGGGACTAAACTAGCTGCGCCTGTTACTTCAGAACCAGGAAGGGCAGTAGCGCCTTCAGCAAATACGCCTTGTCCTTGAGTTAAATTATTAAGTGCTGCGTTACGAACTTCTCCAGCAGGGAGATTAGCTGCTTGTATACCAGCTTGTGTAGGCGGAGGAGTAGCACCACCAAGTGCAGTAATGCCTTCAGTACCACCGGTACCAGCAACGCCTGTAACACTTTGTGTTCCTACTTCGGGAGCTGCGCTAGTAAATAACTCAGCAGTAGGTGCGGCATCATATGCACCAAGACCACCAGAAACAGCACCACCAATACCACCCATAAGAGCTGCTTTACCTACGTCTTTACCTGTAACAGCGGCAGTACCACCTGAAATAAGGGCACCAGCACCAGCACCAGCTAGAATACCAGCACCAGTAGTAGCAGCGGCAGTACCACCCATAGCAGCAGCAAGAGCAGGGGCAGCGGCACCAGCCGTAAAGTAAGTAGCTGCAGCAGCGGCAACGATAGGCAATACTTGGTCTAAGAATCCAGCCTCGTACAATCCTGTTTCTGGGTTGCGTGTTAAGCTACCACCTCGAGATTTAGCCAAAGCTTGAAGCCCACCTACTTCACGGGGCGACATATGTACAAGGACGGAATCAGGTCCTCGACCTTTAGTTTCTAGGTTTTTTGCTATATGGTGTAGGCTCATGCTTGCCTCTTAAGGTTATTTGGTGTTGATTTTATCATTTAAACTACTGTTCCGGTAGCATCTACCCAGTCAGCCCCGTCCCACCAAATAGGGTACCCAAGGGTAGTGTCAAAGTAAAGCTGCCCTATTGCTAAAGGTACTTGTATGTTTTCTATTGGTCGGTTTGCTGTAACCCCAGATAAAGGTATAGCAGAAGCTTGGGTAAAGTTGTCTATTTGTGCAAAATATAGGCGTAGGGCGTTAGTTAACTGGTCAATATAACGCTGGTCATAAGCTACAGGCCCAACAGGAATATTAGGGGATTTTGTAGGTTTTAACGGTATATTCTTTACAGCCATTATCTGCGACCGTCATTTCTAATATCTATACGGGGGGTACCTAACTGCCAAGACACACCTAATGAGGTTGACTCAATACGGAAGCTCAACTGACGACCACGTAAACGTGTATAAACCTGCCCACTAAATTCTTGAATGTTATAAACGCCTCTAGTACCGTAGTCATCTGCGCTTGTTACTTGTGGGTTATCTGCAATACCATAAGGAGCACCTGAGTTTCTACGAGGCTTAACCGTCATAGTTACATAAGGCTGGTTTACGTTAGAGCCATTAAAGTTAATATCAGGCAAGATACGCCATACAAAACCAAAGTTGTGTCCATCGCCAATGTCAAAGTCGGAAGACTGCACATACGCATTAATTGCTACTGGAGTTAAGCCAGACACGTCGTCAACTGCGCTTTCGTGGTACAGAATGCGATTTTCGTAATTTGCTGCCATTGGGTATTGTCTAATTCCTGAATCGAGCCAAGCGGTCCGAGCCATAGAGCCGTAATACCATACACGGTCAAGGTAGTTATAGATGACATACTTATCCACAGTTGTTGAATCGCCAGAACAATAGAACCACCAGATTTCACTGTAGCCTTCATTAGTACCACAAAATACTTGGTACCCTTGGTCTTTATTAATGTCATTAAATATATACTGCCACAAACTACAAGGCAACGTTTCAACACGTCCTGAATACATGTAGAACTTATCTGTGCCCATCCAGTAGGTTATGTTGTTAATTGTAATAGCAGCATTAGGGCTGATAATAGAGATGTTGTCCATAAGGACGTTAAAGCCCCACACATAAGGAGGTCCTAGATACTGCATAGAATATAGGCAGGAATCAGTCCAAACTAGAATCTCTTGGCGAGTGGCACGGGCACACATAATGTATGAACCGTTTGATAGACGGAACTCACCAGCCTGATTAGTTACTTCTGGTACCCATTGATATGGGTTTTCTTGGTCTGACCAGCGTACAAGCATAGGGTCAAACGGTGTTGCTGGTGTGCCAGTTAAATAGGAGTTAGCGCCTAATGCAATAACAAAGCGCTGGATAGCCGAAGATAAGACCTGATAAGTAGTTGTAGGGACATAATCACCATCAAACGAATAGAAGTCAGCTAGGTCGGATAAGTATTTAGCTCTAACGCTTGTACCATCTGCAGCTACCCAATAGAAAATCGGACCACCACGAGGAGCAATAAGTAAGTCTTGTCCAAAGTTATCGTTAGACCATAAGCGTAGTTGATACTGCACACCACCACTAAATGCAGTGCCCCAACCACCACGGCTCCAAGGACCTGAACCCCATCCAGTACCAGTAATGGCAACATCTAGACCAATTGGGTATTGGTATTGTGCTTCAACCGTAGCCCCACCGTTTCCAGTATCCGAACTATTAGCAACTACAGGAGCAACACTGATTGTGTATGCTGTAGCATTAACCGTAGAAACAACTTTAAATTCTGCATCGAGAACCGTAGCAGTTACGTTACCACCAAGACTTGTAGTACCTGAAAAAGTAACCCAGTCACCTACGTTTGGGGCATACCCAGCATCGACTACAGTAATGATAGAAGAGTTTGCAGTTGCAGTAAATGGGCCAGCAGCGGCACCTAATGTAGTAGAAGTATGAACAATTGGGGTTACATCATTAAAATACCCACCAAGCTCAATGTAGTATTTTTCGTTAGTGCCAACACCTAGATAGTTAGAGCCTTCTAAGTTAATCCAATTCCACATAGAGCGGGCAATACCCACATACTGGTCATTAGACATACGGCTCCAGCCGCCAATTTTTTCAGGAAAGCCAGAACGAAAGCGAATCTTGTCCCCGTCATACCAACCGCCTTCGTTGGCGTAGTCAGTACCTTCTCGGTTAAGACCGGGTCTAAATTGTAGCTTTTGTAATGGCATGTGGGTTTACCCTAGTATTGACAATGCTTTGGCAATTTTAGCTTTTCGGTCTTCTATACCAATTAAACCGCCATTAATGCGTTTAGTCATTGTATCAATATCCCCAGCATCTGCTAAGGCATTTAATCCTTTTTTGTTCCAGAACCACCCCGCAGACATAGCAGCCAGATCAGGCTGAGCCAAAAGACCAGGTTGATTAATAAGGTCAACGCCAATTGCTTCTCCACATCGCTCATAATTTTCCTTGCCGGTTAACTGAATCAAACCTCTTCCGTGGTACTTAGACCCCTCACCAGACTCTTCTGCACCATTACCCATACGGTTGGCGTAAACCTTGTTGGCTATTTTGATAGGGTCATGTGCATACTTCATAGCAGTTGGCAGGTCAGGAAAACGACTAGGCCAAACACGCATTAGAGCTTCTGGCTTGTAGTTTAGGTTTTCTTCAA